CTTTCCACGGATTAAAACGATACCAAGCCACTAGGTCAGTGGGAAGCTTTTCTTTAATGTCTATGAGATTACCACCATTATAAAGTTTATTAATTTGGTCTGCATTTAAAAACCCTCCTGAACCAGAGACGGAGCCCCAAATTGCAGGGTTATTAATATAGCCCCCAAAGCCATAGAACCGGGCGGTGGCGTTTGATGTTGAGCCGATCAAGATGGCGCCGTTGCCGGTCGGATCGGACAAGGCAATAGGATTGTTGATGGAGGAATTGACGGTTATATCCATAAGTTCGCCATCTAACCAGATATTCATGGCGCCAGTCGCGCCTCCACCGTACTGACAGACAACATGGTACCATTTATTAAGATCTATCGACGCGTTTGATGTAACTACTCCGCCGGAGGTGGAACCATCGACCCAGAAGGTAATCTGGCCTGCCGAGTTGATGAACAGGGCCCGTATGCCTTCTGGTTCGTCAGAGCCGTCTTTAATATAACCCGGGGAAAAAATCGCAGATAGGGTATAGGCCTCGGCATATGCCGATAACCTAATCCACGCTGAATATGTAAAGGCCCTGGCAGAGCCGGCGGCTAGGCCGATCAGGGCATCCCAGGTAGCAAAAGAACCCAAATCCAAAGCGCTCCACACGGGGCCAGCCGAAGCGTATCCCCCCCGGAACTCCCCCGAATATGTCCCAAGATGCGCTTGCGACGTTCTCGACTGAATGTCAACTGACGGCGGCTGCAAGATCGGGCCGCCAAACTTCGCAAAGTTGTTTCGGAAGCCGTCGCCATAATACGGAAAGTCAGACCCCGTCACCAACTGGTTCAGCGTCGACGCACTCAGTGCGCCAGGGGGAGCAAACGCCATTGGGGCATTCCCGATGCCGGCAACTACAGACGCCGTTATCCAGGCGTATTGCTGGGGCGACTGTGGGATGGTATGCTGGACGAAGCGGTTATCGTAGACCGAGGCGGTGTAGTACTCGCCCCTTGTGGCGGGGCTGTACATCCTTCTCTTGCGGTTTCGGTTGGTCTTGTGGTAAGAGGGAACCGTTACATAGGTAAGCTCCGGGACAGAGCCGAAGGCGGCGTCTGAGCCGAAGGGGCCGCAGTGCAGACTGAAGCGTTGATCTAAGCCGCGATTCTTGTCGATTTGGTCAACAACTGTGATTGTCTTAGCAGCTAGTGGGTCGGCTGCAACGTTGCCCGACAAGCCGTGATCGATGATCGCCAGGTTGTGATATGGGTTGGCGTTGTAGACCGACAGTTCTTCGTGTGCTGGATCCATATAACCCAGCGACATTACCTCATAGCCGCTGCCGGCGTAGCGGTTGACGATGACTGTTTGGTTTGAGGCAGAGCCTGTGCGGGCAGGGAGAGCGTAATTAAGGTTGCCGCCAGGGTTTGCAGTTGGCTTTTGTAATGGACCAAAGAGGGCCGGCCAGTCGGTCGCCAGCACGATCGTGCTGGGGGATTGTCCCTTGATTCCGTTGGTAGCGGTGTTCGTAAAGTTGGCCGGTGTTGCGTTGGGAATGTCTATATCCACCCCTGAATTATAGATATCCCCCGTGGTTGAATCAGCATTCCCCTGTACGCTCTTATTGCCTAGGCGATAGTATGCCACAAGATTAGCGCCGAATCCGTCTAGAGCAATATTTGTTCTCTCTCCGCCATTATAGAGCAGTGCTCGCTCGCCGGAAGTTATGGTTTTGCTAATAATAGCTACATCACATAAATAGCCATTGTAAGGATCATCCTTAGTGGGGTGATCACCAAGGCTGATGCCCGTATCGAGGGCGTTGAGAGTCGACCAGTCGGCGCGCCCTTGAGAACTAGCTAAAGCTTCGAGTGAGTTATTAAGATAGATCGCCGGTATCGCCGAATCGGAACCGTCGAGGGCTCCCGCGGGGAACTCTATAATAGCATGATACCAGGTGTCCGCAGCAAGACCTGTGGTGCCTTGCGCGGCGGAGGTCGAGGGAGAGGTATCAAGGACTTCGCCAACAAGAACCCATTCAACGGTATTGTAGTATAGCCGTATGGAGAGTCCATCCTTCTTCCACGGGTGCGCATATATGGCCCCCAGATTAACCAGTCGCGGGGTGGATAAAGGGGAACCCGTATAATTGAACCAGAAGGAAACAGTAAGGCCGTCGGTGGACACATTACTTAGCGCATTCTCCCAGGCGGAGTAGTCGGTGTCGTAGATGCGAGTCTCCAAACTATCGTCGAATAATATCGACTTGGCGACGACAGGTTCGGGCTCATAAAGTGGGAACCTTCCTCTCGTTGCAAGAGTTTCGGGATAGCGCGCAAAGTCAAAGGACTGATCATTAAAGAATGGATCGTTCTTCATCCGCGAGTTTGTATTGACAACCTGATAGTTCTTCTCGTAGTTGCCGATGATCGTGGAGCCCGTGCGCATCTGGATGTTCTTGATGTTGACGGGGCGCTTGGCTGCGACTTCACGGAAACGGTAAGCTGTTGGCCAGTGGGCTGGGCCGCTTAAGCGAGCATCAGGATCGGTGGAGCCCGTACGGGAGTTGGGCGGCAGGATAACCAATGACTTCTTAGAAACCCCCAGAACATCGTCAGAGCCTCCATTGTCGAATTCTATGCGGAAGCCTTCGCCGCGGGTTTGATTGGTATCTGTGCCTTCATTCAATGCTGTGTGGCGATAGAAGCGGCCGCCAACATACTTCTCGGTGAAGGGGCCCTGCATCGGGACGTCTGCATTCATCACAAAGTCGTTGTGGAGATTTGTGATCATGACGCCGGATGCATAATTCGCAACGACTTCGGCATTGAATCCTGTTGTTACAGACGAACTATAGAGGCTGAACGGTGCATGGCGAGGTCCAGAGACTGAGTCTCCGTTGCTGGCCGACAGGCCAAACCCTAATCGCTGCTTGAATGTGGGATAGAAAACATCCGGAGATGAAATTAGTTCTTCAACACTGCTTCCCGAGGAAACGAGCTTGTTCATTACGGGCCGGCCGCGGCCAATAACCTTAGATCCCAAGTTGCCCCATGCCCGGGCAGCCTGGAACACGTAATTAACTACTGAGTTGTGATGGCGAGATACTCCGCCGACGACGGTGGTACCTTCTACGCTAAATTTAACTGGCGAGTATGTCCTTCTATTGAAAGATTGAGAGATGGCTGTTATGATCTTGGTGCGGTCAGAAGTGTCCGCCTCTTCCATGAAGCGGTGCCAGTATATGTTTTTGTTGGCGCCGTCGTTCGATATTAGATATGGATCGACGAAAGAAGGAGACACCGTCGCAAGGTCTGCGGTCTCAAGGTTTTGTCCGGTAGCGTTGCCAACGGCGTTGGACACCTGATTGTATATAGTATCCTTGTCGTCCCGGGGATCGCTCCCCATTCTATACCATGTAATCAAATTAGCAGCGCAACTTAGGCCGCTCAAATAAGTTCTCTTGCCTCCACCATAAATCTTTGTAACCTCATCACTCGATAATGCTTTATCCCATACTGCAAAATCGCACATACGCACATTTGCATAGTTACCAGGGGTGCCGGCGGTGGTGGCGGCCGCGATAGTTAATCCCGTGGTAGCAAGAGCAGCTGGGGAGTCACTGGTGTTCGTCGTCTGAGTTGGTGCTGCGCCGTCGACATAAATAATGGGTGCTGCCGCATCGCCGCCGGCAAAAGTTACAACCACGTGGGCCCACGTGCCGGCCGACAACACATTTCCATCAGTTCGCCCCCAGGTCAGGGACGAGCAAGAGGCCGCGAGTCTTCCGGCGGAGGCATAGAAGAGCAGGTCGCGCCAGCCGCCGGGGGAGCTGTCGCCGAAGCGGAAAAGCCTTGTCTGGTTGGTGAGTGCCTGCGGATTAACCCACATAGAAACACTAAAGGCTTTGGCAAGACCGGCCGCTCCACCAATTAAACCGTCCCACTCAGTGTGTGTTGAAGACTGTAAGTATTCATCGACTCCGTCAAAAAGAATGGACTTAGCTATGCCGCCATTATCAATATCCTGGAGAGGTGCGTGGAAGTGCTTCCAGGGTCGCGTCTGCGAAGTATTCGAGGAGCCAATCTGTCGCCGTGTGAAGGCTGTGTTCGCGAAGAACGATGTTCCCTGCGGGAATTCGTCCGGGGAGGCTTGAGCGCTCTTGTCGGCGCCCATATTGCCATCTATGCGAGCTGTTGGATCGGTCGTATCTGATTTCTCAAGGAACGGGAACTTTCGCTGGTACTTAGGTCGTTCCAGGACGTGGTTCTCAATAACCGTGCGCACGTTCTCGGCGATGTCGGCCGAAGCAGGCGCAAGTTGTGCAAGCATTGAGGAGAGAGCAGAGTCAAACCATTTATAGAATTCATAGAACTTATCGAAGTCTAGTTCGTCGTTTTCTACATTCTCAAAGAATTTCTGCTTCAGGAAGTTAATCGACTTATACTCTGGGCGCCACTGGTTGACGGGGTCGCCTATAAGGTTGTGGAAATCTTTCAAGGTAGCGAAGTAGTTGATCATTTCTTCAGAAATGGTCTGGTACATGCTCTTTTCGAATGCGAAGAAGTAATTGGTTGGCCGCGAATCTGAGGTGAACACATCCTGATCTGTCGCCGACAATACCTTAACCATTTCTTGGCTCTGGAGATTCTCAGGAAGATTCAGTTTGGAGGATATTACGAAATCCTTATCTATAACTGTTGTAGAAGACGTTGCGAAGAGGGAGCCCCGAGCGGTGTAATTCCTATTTATAATTTGTCCCAGTGCGCCGAATGAGGCAGTTAGAGGGTTGGTGCTGGAGGCAAGAGACCCAGAGGTCAGATCAGCGACGGTGAATTGGCCGGCGGCGTTTGAGCCCGTATTGGTCAGGAACTCCCAGTTAAATACTAAGGTGTCTGCCTTCTGGATGTCTCCGTAAGAAGAACTTGTGCTGAATGGGTAGGCAAATCTGTGCGCGTGCAATGTGCCGTGGTTCTCGGTATCCAAGATATGGCCATTGAGCGCTTCGTCTTCAACATAATCCAGCCAATATCTGGTTGCATTAATCCTTACATCCGAGAAAGACAGCATACTTCCTGTGAAGTTAGTTCTATGTGCTCCGATATAAGCTCTACGGCTGCTGGTAATGAAGGTTGCTGGCGCCTCCACAGTCTTCGCAACCGTGAATTCTTGTAAGATCTCGCCGCTGTCGCCCTGAGCGCCTCGCAACTCAATTGTATAGTTGCCGGGTACGGCGAGATCGACCAAAGACGAGAGGGGATATTTCTCTGGCTTAATCCGGACTGCTAGATTCCAGTGTGTATTGTTGTAAACGTCTTCAAATAGTTCGGACGTAAGGTACGGGACTTTGCCGTGGGGGCCAGAACTCGTAAGCACAAAACGCACATTATCAGAGTTTATTTCATCTCTTACAGCGTACACCTGGAAGTTTACTATGTCATCGGATGCCCAGGTGGTTAGAGAATCACTATGGCCGGCGTGGGCGCCTTGAACACCATGCATTCCAAACAAAGATGAGCTGATTGTGTTGGTGCTCATATAGACATCATTCGACTCTAGCGGCTTAAGGGGGAATAGTATCTCGGATTCTAAAGTTAAAGCGTGACCATTTAGCAACGCTGCGCTACCGGATATATAACCGGTTGATTGTGGGTTTGTCGGGTCTTTGTAATTATAAACTGTGCCGTACTTGTTATCGCCAGTGTTGAAGTTGACAAATCGATCAGTGACCGTAATATTACGACGATTATTTCGTAGATCGAATTCTATATCGTTGGCGTACATGTTGAGCTTAACAAGCTCGTCGTCAATACCGAAGCACCTAATAAGATTTCGGAATGCTTTTTCGGTACCCTTAGATTTATAAATATAAACTAGGTTGTTATAGATATTTTTGTAGATGATATTCTTGACTTCTTCAAGGGGCTTCTCAAATACTTTATCTTCGCTGCGGTTAGCTAGGGTATTAAGAATATCTGCATCTACAAATATCTCTGGTGCCACAAAGCCATATGATGATAGAAGTTTTTCAGCAAACGGCAGCGGCTTATTGCTTCCTGACACATACTTAACATCTTTGAGAGAGTTGAGATCTCTGATCTGAAGATGTAACGTGTCAAAATAACTAGCAATTATCTGTGTGAGCTTCCGAAGTTCTCCATCGCCGTCATTATCTTCTTCAATAATCCAGGTCGGCATAGAGTTATAAATGGAGGCATTGTTATTAACATCGTAGCTAGATCCAGAGGTCTCCAGCTCAGTTAATAGAGCGCTCACATTTGGGTTCGATGCATAGATAATCGGATCTTTGTATTCACTAGTTGCTGCGTTAGAGAGAACAATAGCTGATTCTGTGCTCCTTGCCAGTGTCACATCTCCCGCTGTGATAGCCGGGCACGTCCAGGATCCATTTGAGAACCTTCCAGAGTAATCCAGTACAGTGCTATCAGTGGAGGGAATGCCTGTGATTCCTTCGTTAAACTTGAAGTACACCCCGAGATTGAGGTTGGCACTTACTTCGGTCTCAATGAACGGCTCGGGGTCTGTGTTGACACCGCCCCCGACCTGTGTGAACCAGAACCTGCCAATTTCTTGTGAGGTTCTTTGTGCTTTCCAGAAGCGGAACTCATCGAGTGAGGCTGAGAGCTTACCGGCATACTGTGGAGTTACACTGGCGCGGGGGGACGCAACCAGGGAGCCGAGTTGCGCCCGGAGGTTAAGACCTTCGATGTCTTCAAGGGACCCCATTCCACTAGCAGACAGGTGCTGCTCGCGATTGAGGCGGCCGTCGACATAGAATCTTGTCGTAACGTTGGTGTCTTGTTTGAGTGTGACAGCATAGTGGTGCCAGTTTCCGTCAGCCACCGAGCCAGTAGTGGTGATAGCTGAGGATGCAATCGTCTGCTGGAAGAACCCGGTGGAGCCAGAGTACAACGTGAGCAAGAAGGGCTGGGCTCCGTATGGCAACCCATCGCGCCGTTCAGAAGCTGTGAGTTCCAATCGCATTCTCGCGTAATTCGTGGCGGAGGATGTGACGCCATTCCAGAGATCGAAGATTACCTCTTTCTCGGTGTTTGCCTTGTCAAACGCATCTTTCTTCAGCCAGAACTCTACCGATGCGCCGCGCGAAGCGACATTCAGCGCTAAGTTAGATCCACGGTTCTTGGAGGGCTCATAGTAGTTGGAGCCTGTAAATTGTGCTTTCCGGGATGTGCCGGCATCCGGGTTTGCGTTTGGGCCACCCTTGAAAAAGATGTATTCATAATCAGTTGACGCGTTGGGGATACCGTATCCATCAGCGTACAGTGCCGAGGGAGTACCCCAGCCGGCTGCGGCAAAGTTGATGTATCCGTTGGTTCGGGGATACCTATCGTTATAAATGTACAGATCCACATACGTGGATTCATTCTCCCACTGGAGTCTCTCTTTTAGAGACCCGTCATATGGGAAGGTGTTATAGATTCTCTTTGTTGCTTGAACATAATAATCTGTGGCGCGACCATAACGAGCAAAGTTCCGCGGTACCGAATAATCAGTTTGAGGAATATACCTCTCTTCTTTAATAATTGCCTGTTCGTGATAACCAACAGACTCTACCTGAGAGGCTACTTTATGGGCTGTCGTGCCGTCGAGAACCTTAGTCTCCCGCGCGACATCAAAGTATTTTTTAATGCTCATATTACTCTAATTATTCGTTAACTCTAAATTTGAACGTTTGTGGTTGCTCTTGCCATGCTCCTATACTATCATTATAATAGGCTAATTTAATCTGATACATGTATCCCGAGTCCAACAGACTCATATTTAGATCGAAGTAATTACCTCCTTTATCATATGATAGGAATGTGCTCCTGTTGGAGCCGGTACCGTACGGGACTGCATTCAAATTATCAATAACACGGCGAATGCTGTATGAAGCACTTGGAATAATTTCAGTTGGATTGTTTGGCGTTGCAACTGTGTAAATGGTTGGGCTCCAGTCTTTGCTGCGAACAAAGAATCTAAAGCGCGCTGTTTCTTTACGCGAGTAAGACTTATTAAGATTCTTACAACTCGTTACACGATTGAATGTGGGCGCCGAATCATATGTAGGCATAAGTTCAGGATACAGAGATCCGGTGTAGTATTCTACGCCGTCGCTGTGCCATACTTCATAAACCTTCTGAAGGGGTGTGGCTGCGGCGGTTAGTGCCACATCGACATTATACAGACCTGTGCTGGAATAACTACCTGTCGCATTAAGATCGTTTGTGGCCGCGACGTCACCACCGATCGGAAGTTTAATCTTTGCTCCGGTGGGGGCTGTGGCGGAGCCCGAATAAAAGGATACCAAGATATTGCCGGCGCCAACCTTGGGAATATTTACAAGACGACCGCGTACGTAGTTATACAAGTAGAGGCGATTTAGGTTGTCAGCTGCAGGAGCAAGAGAACTGGAATATAAAAAGTTTTCTCTATCATCAGTAACACGGTCGTCCCAACGAGCTTCGACCACCGGCCGGCGGAAAAAGAACTCTGTCGAGCGCGAAAAGAACCTCTTGGTATAATAAGATTGTGTGGCACCTTGTGTGTTTTGCAATACGCTGCCGCTCTGGCCGGAACCGAGGCCGCCTGCGGAACTAGAAAAATAGGCTTCTTGGCTGCCAGTAAGCTTGATCCCCAGACCATAGTCAGTCTGAGTACCATTAATCCACCGCTCAACCAGATTGCTGATGTCAACTTCAAGGTTCTCAAAGCCTAGTGGGAAACGCACATTGTGATTATTAACACTTCTATAGTCGCCGCCTACCTGAGTCCAAGAGGATGATGCGTTGGGCTTCATCCAGTTGCCAGTTCCCAGATCTTGGTAGTTGTCCATGTCGAGGCCGGCGCCCTCTCGCCAAGGCCGGGAGACAGGAGCAACCACTAGGTTGAAGTCTTGCGGGAGCGTCCATGGGGTGCGCGCGTTGTATAATTTTAATACAAATGAAACGGAGCCGCTAGCGCCAAGACGGCCTGCAGCACGGTCGGCCGACATTTGGGATGTTGGGAAGGACATCAGAATTCGAGAAAGCTCCGGAGATTGTCCATTAGAACCTGACTCTTGTCCATAAATTGAGAAGACCTCTAGTGCATCAGCATAACCCATATTGGAACCAGTGCCTCTAGTAATCATATCTGATTCATAGGCGTTGGTGATTGTCGTGTCTGCACTAGCAGTGTAACGAAGTATAGACATTATCGGATTGACCCTTCAATATCAATGTTGGGGAATTTAAGTTCAAAAATCACATTCGGCTCTGCCAAGATATAGCGACCATCGGCGCTCAGGTTCTTATTAAAGTCATAACTCACTCTAGCATACATCGCGCCCGTTCGACCGGTGATGCCAACATCATAAACGTCAACCACGCCGTCGACGCGGCTCAAGACCTTATAAAATTCAGCTACTGTGATAGACTCTCCTACGTCGTATTGATTCCGGAACAAAAATTCTCTCAATGCAGCTGTTGCTTTATTTAAGACGGTATACCTGTTAGCACTTAAATCAATCGCCAAAGAAAATACTATCCCAAAGTTAACGATCGCGGCGTCAAGAATGTCAACCGTATCGTTTATCATTTTATATTGTAGGATCCAGTTTCTTAAGTTATTTTTTATTGTTACGTTCGCCGCAGTTAATTTGCCACTAGCATTCTGTGAAACCACATAAATGTTGAGATTTCTTTTAAGCTCATCGAAATCGCGGAGGACCGCGGCACGTTTGATAGCACCGAACTTGTCGGGCATCGCATAACAAATAGTTTGATAATCCTGCGCAGTCACAGCACGGTTCTGTGTGGCGAAGTAGCCCTGGACACGTTGCTTGATTTCATCAGAGGTTGGCAGCGAAATATCTCCTACGAAAGGTTCATCGTTTGAAACTTCCAACGACCCAATCACAGCATTCCTTTTAGATTGTAATAGGGCGCCCTGATTGGTGAACCGGAAGATCGGGCGGTTAACTGTAATAATTGTGCCGACTGCTGCGTTAACATCTTGAGTGGTGTTGGATCGATAACCAATACGTAGCGTGGTGTTTGCGGGCGCAATACCGAATTTATCGGTGCTTATAAGTTTTGTGGGGTCGAAATTCATATCATTAATATAATTTCTGCCTGGCAGTTGTAGAACCAAGTTAGATGGATCGACGACCGACTCTGAGAGTAATTCTGAATCTGAGCCGTATCCGAACTGAATGAACGCTTTGCCGGCGACACGCTCAAGAATAAACCTTCTTGCGACGGGGACCGCTTTCAGCAGATTCTTTACTGTGTTGCTAGTGCTACTGTTTGAGTTGGGAATAGCTTTATAGATGATATTTTGAGATAAGTTGTCAACCTCATAATACACGTGACCTTCACTATCGGTAACCGAGAGTACTTCAGCGACGTTGGATGTTTCCAAATTCACCTTTAGGAAGCGCTGGAAGTTGCCGACCGTTACTTCTTGGAAACTAGTGCGGCCCGAGACTGCTCTCCCCTGCGAACGAATAATATAGCTTGTTGGCGCACCGGTTGAGGAATTAACCTTTCCCGGGACGACTTGATTTGAAGTTTCAGCGAAGTTGATGTCTTCTACTAGGGTATACTGGCCGCCGCCGATAGAAGAGAATGTAGATCCCATTGTGAGGCGAGGTGCGTAATCAAGATCCGGGCCCAGATTAACTGCATCAGAAGGAACTTCTAAGTAAAAGGTGAGCACCCCATGGGAGCTAGGTGCTGTATTGAGTTTGAATCCCATTTGGCGAGCGAGGCGAACAACATTATTGTATTCGATAGCCGTATCTAGGAAGCTCTCATTTGCCTGATAGTCTAGGTAGAACGACAGTATATCTCCGACGTATGCTACTGTGTCTAGCATTAAGGAGCCAAATGAGGCCTCGTTAAAATCTTTGTATGTATCAGGGTAGTAACGCTTAGCGTAGTTCTCCAGGTCGCGACGAATTGATTCAAAATCGCGGCTAGTATAATCAATTGGTTGTAGTTTTTTATTACTCATGGGGGCGCCTCATTATACTAATTAGACTCCACATTGATCTGTAGGTTAGATAAAAGTTGTAAAGGTGTAATTGTAAAGATGATATTCACAGACAAGTTATGAGGATATAGATCCGGATTGTCTTCCGGGATGGCATATTGGATATCATTTATCTCAATATATGGCAGATATAGCCCGGTTTGCTCTAGTATCCTTTCTGTAATCTTATCATAGGTATCAGAGGTATTCTGTTCAAAAAGATATCTCCTTAGGCCGATGCCGAAGTCGGGATCCATTATCCTCTCGCCCGGGATCGTGAGTACCAGCATCTTCAAATTTTGCTTTGCTAGTTCAAAGAAGTTCGTGTTAAGGTTATATGCCCCGAAAATCTCGCTTGTGACAAGAGGCAGTGCAACTGATAGTCCAGAACTCATTTTTTATTTCTCCCCAATCCTTACGGTACTTCACCCGGTTCACAGAGGTCCTCAGTAGCCTCCACAGTGACAGATGCCTCTTCCGGGTCGAGACATACTTCTGGGTCCGGAGGCTGTAGAGCGTCCACTACTTCGTCCTCGCCAAACTTAATTAGTCCTAATAGTAAATAAATTAGTCCTAAAGGCGTTGGGGGCATCATTAATAAGCCGGAAATCTTTCCAGTGAAATTGATGCCGTCTCTTTCGATGTCTGGAAAGAAGTTTGGGGGGAGAGTTGGCATCAGCGGATTGCCATCGTCGTCTAGTGGTCGAGGTACATCGGCGAGGCTCTCCATAAGAACCTGAAGTATGCACAAAATAAATTTAAGGAGATCGTCGCCGTTAATTCCCTGGAGTTCAACTTCTTCGACGTCGATCTGTTGTATTGCAGCTTGGGCCTCTTTGCGCGCCACATTGATGCCTTCCGCTGGAACATTCAGTACTTCCGCCAATTCATCGAAAGCGTAGCCTGTGACATTCTTGATGATTTTCGTAAGCCCAACGTGTGGATCGATAAGCTCACAGAGACCCTTGAGGATATTAATGGGCGTCATGATAAGCATCTTTAATATGAAGTCTCTGGCTGAGGCGCTGTGTTTATCAAGCTGATCGTCGACGGTACCTGCGAGCGACGGAGGCAGACGGCGTAGATCTGGTTTGTTCTTATAATTATCGTCGTTTCTAATGGTCGAGATCAGTATTTCTAAAGCAAGAGCGTTCGAGGCATAAAAAGATTCATTAATATTCTGGAAGTATTTCCCGGTTAGGAAGAAGTTCTGCATAATCGGAACAAATGTAATAATTTCTTTACTGAATGTTGTTGAGAAGTACTTCTGGTATTCTGGCTTGTCTGTGAGGACGTCTAATTCTTCGGGGCTGAGGGGTTCCCGAACAAACCCCGCCGAGTCGGCGCCTTCCATTGCCGCTTCGAGTGCCAAGCGGTGCAGTTCCCGCTGGATAGCCAGCTCTTCTTGGATTAGAATTTCTTCTCTCAGAAGCTCAAGGCCCAGACGGACGTTCCGCATCAGTGATCTAGCGAGGGGTCGGTCGATGGCGAGAATGTTCTTGTGGGAACGTGTTACTACTATTTTGTGGCCGCTCTTCCGATCCCAAAAGAGCGCGTTGTGAAGCGCTACAAACCGTAGCATTATTATATAAGGCGTGAACGTTATATGCCGAGTGAGTGCATCCTTCTTAAATATGAATAAATCTGGTGTGTTTTGTCCATTATACTTGTACTTAGGCAGCTCGGGGCTGGCGGGTCGTTTCCCGGTCATGAAGACATCTTTGGCAGCGTCATCGGAGCCAAGGACAGTCTCTGGTCGAATTCTTGAGTCGGCGCCTTCGAAAATATCGTGGCCCATATTTTTCGCGAGTTGGAGGAGTCCATTCATCTCTTGGAGTATGTACCACCAGTCCGCGCGCTGGGCGCCGGTGGCGACGATGCTAGGCCGTGGGCCCAGGTCGCCGGCGATATCGGCCTGTGAGTCGGGCCCGTCGGGGTCGTGCATCCCCTGTGCAGGAAAGCCGCCGGCGTAGAGGTCAGAGTAAAAGGTGCCGACCTCATTGTCGTCCACGTATTCGACGTCGGCTGAGGGGTAGAAGTCGAGCCGGATGCTCTGGAGCTTAGCAATATACAGGTTAAATGCTTTGGCCGACCCGGTATCCCGGTCTGTTCCCCAGGTCTCATCGAAACTGAGGGCCTGTTCGTCACCCGCGTCGCGTGCAGCTTGCTCCCATCGAGGAAGGTTCCACAAGGGCAAAAAGCTATAGTTAAATTCTTCTGTGTCGTGAGGCATATTCTATCTCTCTGTTCTCTTATAGCCCACCGAATGGGGCTTCTTGCGTATCTGTCGGGATTATGCCGGCCCGTACTTTTTCCAGCATAGTCTGTTCTGTTCCTCCGGAGCCAAATGATGGCAGCATACCACTAAATTCAAAGATGTTAACGACATCCGGGTCAACTCCGTCTCCGCCGCCATAATAATACCACATTTTGATCGTGGCTCTTTTCACTTTTTTGGTCAATTGATAATATTTACGAGTTAAGAATACTCTTGGAGTATCATCTGTTCCATAATACTCTTGTATCTTCTGCACTAGCACACCGGGATATTCATTGGTAACCGTGAATGTTGGGATGCTGGCCAGAAATGCTTGATCTAAAGAAACCGGATTATTACCGGGGACCGACATCCGGATCGCTTTAGCAACCGACTCGCGACCCAAATATAAACGTTCAGAGATCAAATAGTCAATTATTTCATCAAATCCCACAAAGGCGCCAGAGTCTGTTACAGAAAAAGTTACTCCCGTCGGAAAAGCTATCGTACCATTAGAATATTTGATACCCCCTTGTGCCACGTTACTCTCTCGATTAATTTTTATATTAAAATAACTAACCAAGTCGCGGCGGACTGTCGACTCATCCATATTTTCACTATTTCTTAGGAATGTAAGGAGTGATGTCGTTATCTGCTTGCGTAAGAACTTGAATATAAATCCACTTTGATTCATGGCGTCGGCTTCGCCGTCGGTCAGAAGACTATCAAGCTTAAAGGCAGTCATCACAAAAATATTCTTGATAAAAATTTGTGCGATCTGCATCTGAATCAGTTCAAGGTGCATGCCATACTTGATAACATTACGAATAATAGTCCGGCTGGGGATCTCGGGCCTATCGTTACACATCGCCTCTACATACTCGTCCTTCAGTTGTTTCATAATACCTTGGACATCCAGCAGATCGGCGACCTCAGATGGTGGACAATTTTCATTAAGATGGAAAAGTGTCAATGATTGCAAAGTGGCGGCATCAAAAACGCCATTTGTAATCACATAGTTAAACATGTTGTCAACTAAAATTCCATATACAGTGGGGAAGTGTTTTGATTCTATGAGTGCTTTTGTTTCAGGTGTGAGGGCACCGTCAACGGATAAAGTCGACGACGAAAATGAATCTACAAACGGTTGAATATAGGTGTTTTGAATATTGTTCGCGGCTGTTTCAAATTCCTGTTCGAGCATGCTCTCGGTTATCTCTTCCATCAGTTGTTGTTGAGGGATATAGTCGCCGCTCGATTCGAATTCGACAAAAATGTTGGGATTGTTTGGAGACTCGCGCGGGTATTGTATTTTTAGGTAACTGCCGTGTGACTGTAGGTTTGCCGTTGTTGCTTTTAGAATGGCGTCAGGGATAAGGATCCGCGCGGTGAGGAGATCATTATAGGCGTCGTCGAAGCTGAGAGAGAGGAGCGAGTCGAGCTGTTCTTGCTCGGTGGCCACTAGTCTAACATTTTTCTCTGCCTCATAATAATCAATCAAAGCCGCAAAGTGATCGGTCATATCCCTGTTCATATAGCTTTGAATAGCCGAGAGCATGGTTGGGGTTAATTCGCTAAGGGGGACCAACTTAAGGACACTGGCAGAATATCTAATCTGATTGTATATAATAGGATACTCTTCTTGGAATGTCGGCGGGTAGTCCGGAGTCGGCGAAGACGTTGGGTCCGCTTGCCACGCGGCTCGGGCTTCTGCTCCTATTAGTGGCCACGGAGTTGATAAGTCTGCCATAGACTCAGGATCAGAGGGGGGAGCTATGCTTAATGTTAGATAATAGAGTATTCTTCCTATTACCCGATCATCACTCCAGTGGATCTCTGGGATGTTGATAGGACCTCCGACTTCCGACGTCGCGAGGGCCGGGGTACCGGCTGCCCAGTCGGTCGTGTTGTCGGTACTCGGTTCTGCGGCTGCGACGGGAATGGAAGTTTCCAGCAACGGCGAATTAGGATGAACGTGATCGCCGGGGTATGATGTATCGCCATAAGCATTGTGTTCGTCAACATAGCCCGGGTCGCCGGGGGTAAGCCCATTGTCGGGGTTAGCATTTGGATGAACCGTCTCCTCGGTGGAGGAGCCGACAGGATGAGCGTGGGTGGTGCTAGGGGCGTTCGGTATCGATGGGGCCGTCGGGAAGTCGGGTGCCTCGGTCGCTCCGGGGGCGCTAAAAAGGAATGGAGTCGCAGTCGGAAAGTTAAAGTTGATCTCAATCGGCTTATAGCTTCCGTCTGTAATCGGTATCTGTGTAAGCGTGGAAGGGGGGATTATGCCCGAGAACTCCTGAGCATCATTTATTACTGTCGATGAGAAGTTCCACGGGATTGTGAGGCTTCCGGGAACATATCCTAGGCGATCTAATTCAATATAATTGATGAACTCGCGATAAAACTGCAGATTAAAGCGATAGGACGGGAACACGGGCATTCCGGGATTGGCGGGGTCACCGGATGGTGTGCTGAGGCCCATCAATTGAGCTTTTATATTATCGATAGCTGATATAAAACCTGGGTCTTGCATCGTGTCAGACACCATCGAGGTGATATCCCCGCCTATTCCGGCGATCTCAGCAGGGTCGAACCCAAGGATCTGTGATACATCAACATCACAGCTTTCAAGATCAAAGCTGGCAACAGCATCGAGCGCCTCGATGATTTTAGCCACGAAAGCTGGATCGAGTTTCGGTGGCCAACCGTTATCTTCGTAATTGTTGCCTAGGGCTCTTAAGGCATCCAAGATGGAACCATCACTATCTGTCGTAAATTTCTGCTCCAACATTAATGTTTTAACAGCTTCGGCAGAATTTACAAATTGTGTCTCTATCAGTTGTGTCAATGTGTTGAATAGCTCTGGGACTGTGATTGTAATCGTGGGATCATTGATGAAATTTTCTTTATCCGGACAATCAAAGTTAAGGACAGGCATCTTAAGTTCAATCCCGTTCTCCATGAGATCCAACAACTCTTCCATCTCGACAGTCGGAGCGTTACCCGGAGTAAGACATATCTCAATATTGTCTTGGTTGGCAAAATATACTTCATTCGCGATCGCGTTGCACAGGTCTGTCACATCGACCATCATCGACATTTCATTAAAGAACGCCAGAATCGTTGAGTAGGTGATAACCTTATTCTGAAAGTGTTGGTTTGGATATTCCTTGTTGAACTCCATTATCTTATCGAGAGTGTCTGGGCCGATGGCGGCTCGATTAGTGAAGAGCTGACATATCTCCATAGAACTTAGGATTCCGGAGACGGCCGTGAGATAGGCCTGAAGCTCTTCAGCAGTGAGTGCCCGTTGGCCTGCGAGCTGATCTAATGCTGAGCCGGCTCCAAGAAGGTCCGGTGTCTGCAGATCCGGCGCAATAAGGTCGGCAATATCAGTCGCCCCATAATCGGTAGCCCTTGGGTTATTAAGGGGACAATTATATTTGAGGAGATCTGCTAGCTTCTTAATAATATCTAAAACGGATTGCTGGAGGGAGTCGATTACCGTATCCAGAACTTGTTTCCAGATATCTCCACTGATTGTAAACATCTTAAAGTCGTCTGGGTTAATGTATGGTTTTCGGATGTCGCCGCCCGGGCGTGTAAGCGGCGGAGGCAGATACAAAGAGGCCTGGGCTTTTGTTAGGCTAGCCTGCACGGCCTTTCCTATGCGGCCCAACTCAACGTTCAGCCCCATTGTCAAACAGATTACAGCTTCTTTCGCGATCTCCTTGATCCCGAACATTTTGAAGATGTTGCTAACAATGGGATTTTTCTCTATGAATCCCATGGGGCCAGTTTCCAGAACGTTGTTTATTATTTTTACCGTGTCGATCGCATTCCCTAGATTCTTTTTGGCCTCGTCAACCGATACTTTTTTAAATACCTCGGGGTTGTCTGCTATTTTAAGTTTGAGAGCTTGGAGTTGTTTGGACGAAAATGCTGTTTTAAACCCCTTCTCTAGGTCATCGGTATTTTCAATGTCAATGTTCATCATCTGCTTTGCAGCATTAATGAATGCATTGCCAGGTTCACCGGGAGGAGAGAGGGCACTGCTTGGATCGAATACAGTGCCGGCAACGCCGAAATTAGTGGCCGGGAGGCCGAGGACACCCTGAACCTCTGGGTTTCTCATAAATTCCATAAAACCTGAGGTGGCGGAGCCGGCTGACTGCTGACCTGGGGCTGAGATGGCATCTAAAATAGTCTGATAGTTTTTTAGAGTTATGAGGGTGAGAGGATCTCTGACTGTATTATTAAACTTAATGTTTGACATATACCCAATTCTCATTGGGCGCGATGCTATAGATTCTTCAACAAGAAGATAATCAATACGAGATATGGCGATTTGTTTGCCACCGGGGACTCCGGGTGCCTCCATCGAGCCAAAGTATACTGTCATTGTGTCAGCTTGGCTAAACTTATAGGTTGGTGTGGTGGCCTTCAGTTGTTTTGTCAATAGAGTCACAGCCAGACTGATTGCTGATTGCGTTGTGGCGGCCAGCATGGACATGTCTGGTGTTAATGATAGTTGCCCTTCCATCCCTCGCATCTGTGTATTGAAGGCCTTCAGGCCGTCGTTGAGAGTACTGTTGGTTTTGCCGATTGTCCCGATCGCAAATGTAGAGGATGCATCCGTACCCGAGATCTTTTGATGAGTATTAAAGAAAGCAAGACTCTCCTCATAAGAAGGAAGACAGTGAGCGCTCTTGATCCCTTCTCTCTTTTTGTCGACATCATAGACTAGGGCCACCACAATTGACAGCTTAGCTGGATTTGGTAGCGGATCGACTCGGCCAATGACAATCTTGCCTTTAATATCACTCTTAAGGTCGCCAGCGACTTCAGCATTAGAATTTATAATAAGAGAAAAGGCGGTCGAGTCATATAAGAACGCATAAAACTCAGGGAAATAGTGAGTAATAAAGCGATTGGTCGCAACATTTTTAATATAGCTCTTGTCGGTTGTTGTGAAATCGCCTGGTCGTGTGACTCCCGCTGCCCGGCTGTCGAATCTCTCTTTTTTGATTTTAAGCTTAATAAAGTGCTCACCCCGCTGCGCATCATAGAAGGGAATATTGTACTGTTTGCCAGGATATTTTTTTGTTGTGGATTCGTCGACCATAATAGATTTGCCTAATTTGTGTGGTTATACTTACTTAAGATGTCCTGATCGACGGCATTATCGCCGCTTCCCTTGACGCTAACTGCGCCTCCTGGGGCTTCGAGAAAATTCTGCTGTGTCGCAAGAAGCTTTTGCATGTGAAGTTTAAGCTGTGTTTCGACGTTTGTAATTTTGTTGATCAATGATTCTACTCCGCGTGGGACCATGTCTATAGCTGGAGCAGTAAGGATCCCGAAAAACGGTGAGTAGTGCTGATGTTTTAATATCTCTGTTGTTAAGTCGCGGTCATATTGAACAAAGTTAGAAAATAGTCCACTTAGTTCGTGAATTGAGGCCGCTATCTCTTTCAGGCACTGCTTTAGATTATCACCCTTAACAAGTGGCTGCATATCTCTGTCATCATTCATAGCAATCAAATTGATTCCAAATGCTTGCTGGCACGTGTTGTTCAGTTCTCCGCCTTGAGAGTTCTTCCAGTCTGTCTTAGTAATAAGCTTAATGTTTTCTCTTGCAATAAGCCTTACTGTGTCTGCTTTCAGCGCCACTGTACTACGTGGAGCTAATTGTGAAGTGTTGCCGACTGTTCCTTCTGCGAGACCAAAGAAATGGTCAACGTTTGATTGCTGTGATAGGTACACGCGGGCGGCGTCCAGTTTGAAGTTGGGGTCGACATAGTTAATGTTCCCCTCGCTATCTTTCTTGCGAGCCTGGAATCCTAGCCGGCCGGCAACGATGTCGATAGATGCGCAGTGCATGTTCCTCGTGCCTCCGAAGCCAGACAGGATGTTGTTTGGGCGGTCAAGACCCAAGACAATAAAAGAGTTGCCCTGACTCATTACCTTCTCTACGTTGGTCGTGATATACTCGGGGACTTCCCAGTCGTCTCTGGCGCCTTGGCCGAAGCCGAAGAAGCGCGCTTTACCTTCATCGTCTAGAGAGTCATAATACGCTCGGACGATTGGTGGTAGTTTGTCTATGTCGATTGCTTTTGATGATTTTGCCATATTAACCTTCTGGGTCTGGGAGTGCCTTTACCATATCTATCACTTTCTGGAACGGGTAATAAACGCCCGGGTCATATTTATGATTTACTTCCGGTGGATCGGGCACTCTCGCCTTGTGGTGAGATATCAGGCCACCGTCGCCCACATCCTGACTCACGGCCATCGGGGTGCCATCAGGGTTCTTGGCGCCGGCGGCCTTTCCCAGAGACTCGGCCGTCGGATAGTCCACCCTCGAGGCGCCGGAGCCATCGAGGCTAGGGTGGCCCTTGGAGTTAGATGTATAGCTTCCGGGCGACAAGCCCTCATACACTAAGGGAATGTTGAATTTGTCGCTCAAGTATTTAATCAATCCGGCTGATGCTCTGAGCATAGGATCACCCCAATTGTTGGGGTCGGCGGCGTGACCTTCGTGCTCAATATTAATAGAATTATAGTTTGTAACGCGGCCTTGAGTTGGTCCGATAGCAAATGGCGCCTGGTTATCGGGCATTAGTGCATACACATTGCCTGATTTAGCCACAAAATATTGAGTGCTAGCTTTTCGTGTGAACATTTTGCCTTTGTTTGGTCCCCCTTTTCGATACCCAGCTAGCACATCCAAATTCCCCTGCTCCCCGGGACTAATTTCTGTAGTATGGATAACGATCCACTTAATTTTTGACGCGTCGGCGTTCTTATTTGGTGTTTGGGATGGTTTGTGGCCATCCCAATTATAAGAACCATAAAACGTGGCGTCCTTGTAGAATTCTCCCATGTCCGCGGTGGTTATGCGGCGATTGGTGGTGTCTATATGACCTGTATACTTCTCGTCAGAGCCGTGCACATTCGCGCTGAGGGCGCCCAGGTTTGTGGGAGTGGTGCCACTGAAGCCCTCTACGAGTCTCTGGCCAGAAGAATCGACACTTAGGTTTTCAATTTGAAGGTCTCTTGCGAGTACTTTAACAATTTTAGGATTCGAAAGGGTCGCAGGATTTTCATATCTTACTAGGACCATGCTGCCCAAGGGGATTACTTGAGCACCTGGCATCTCGGTATATACATCCGGGTATGTCCTTAGAATAGGATCTTTGTTTCCTTTTGGTGCTGGTCGCGGTTCTAGTTCTGGAATATATACTTTGTACGCCACATGAGCTTGTTGTACAGAATTATCCTCGGTGCTGCCTTGCGTATACTCCAAAAGCATTGATGCCTTATTCTGGTACACCGGAAATGTAACACTACGATATGATACGATAAACCCATTGAACTCCGAGCGGTCTTCTAACGTGTCTGGCTCGTAGGCCTGCTTCGCTCCTCGCTGTAGGCTTGTTGACGTAGAAGTCCGGCGCGGGTCCCCAGTAAGCTGAGATTGTTTTAGATCAGCTATTTCGTTCAGAGCGCCATAGCTAAGATCTTTTAACTTGATGCCAGTCATTATGCGGTTGCCTTATTTTCGCCCCACGGGGGGTGTACCTTGGGGATGGAGGCGCGATGAGTCTCGGCCGGATGAGAGCCGTCGTAATAAGCAAGCCACTCTGTGGGATAAAAGTCCGCTGGATGGAGCCTTGGGTGTCCTTGGTATTCTATAAAATGATCTGATACATCGAAGTGGAGATGTGCAGCTTCGGACATTCCCGTATCTCCTACATATCCTATAAGTTGGCCCTTCTTAACGGTGGCGCCCTTCCTAAGGGTAGATGGCATGTCCAGATGCACGTAACGAACATAATATCCTGAGGTGGTTTTTATCTGTATTGTGTTTCCGGCTCCATTTGGTTTGCCGTCGCGTTTGCAAATACTCGCGGGACTGTGTATCACTTCTCCGTCCTCCACAGCATATAATGGAGTACCGGTTTTGGCACTGATATCTAATCCGCCGTGCAGTTTACCGGTGGAAGTCCTGTTATATCCACTAGAAACGCGGAGGGCTGGGACACCCTCTCTACTATTTTTGCCTTCTCCCGGTCGTACGGGAAGTATGAAATCGCTTTTGGTATTCTTGAATTCCGGCGCGTTGTAGTCGCGTTTGCGCCAATCGTTTTGATGTAGTTGTGTACCGAGCTGATAGTCGCTACCTTTCACAAGAGTGACGCCTGTTGATCCGGCCTTTTTCTTTGGCTTGCTATAACTTAAGCACGAATGGTCTGTGCCCGGGCCGGGGATACTGCCATAATTTCCGCCGGGGCCGGTGTTTTCCAGAGATCGTGGTGGACCACCAGAGGAAAATCCGCCAGCGAGGCCACCGTTGTCGCCTAAGCCCTCGACGCCACCAACTTTCGACAGTACTTTAACAATTTTAGGATTCGAAAGTGTCGCAGGATTTTCATATCTTACGAGGACCAAACTGTTCAAAGGAATTACTTCCGAAGTAGATAGTTCAGAATACACATCTGGGTATGTCCTTAGGATGGGATCTGTGATACCCTTTGGCGCCGGGCGCGGCTCCAACTCTGGAATATACACTTTATAAGCTGTGTGTCCTTGCTGTGCGGATTCGTTGTCCGATCCACCGAACAAGTATTCTCTAAACATTGAGGCTTTGTTTTGGTATACCGGATGTGTTACTGCCCGGGATGCCACAACGAAACCATTAAATTCCGAACGGTTCTTGAGAGTGTTTGGTTCATACGCTTGTGCGGTGCCGCGCTGAAGACTTGTTGACGTAGATGTGCGGCGAGGGTCGCCAGTAAGTTGAGACTGCTTAAGGTCTGCTATTTCGTTCAGGGCGCCATAACTAAGATCTTCTAATTTGATACCAGTCATTATTCTTCCTCTTCGAGATTCTCGTTTAGTAGATCGAATAATTGCTCTTTGTCGTCAGCAGACAGCCCCGTGCTAACAGATGTCTGGCGCTGGAGCAGACTGGCGAGCTTAACCATCTGTTCGTTTGACCTCTGAAGGTTTTCGATATATTTGGCCGCCATTGAGCCCATCTCTCGACGGGCGTTCTCGGAAGCCTTCATATCTTGTAGAGCATCCATAAGAAGCGACTTGGCCATGGCCCGGTCTTCTCGGATGTTGGTGGTAGTTTCTATTATGTAATCATCTAGATTTAGATTTCGCCGTTTTCCCATTTGCCTTTAAATGTCCTATACCGTTTTCTGAGTTTGTTTAAGTTGTTCACGACTTGTTTGGTGTTCAGGCCAGTGATCTCTCTCAGGTATAAATAAATAGCTTTTTTATTGAAAATTTCGATTGTGTCGGCCGATTCCATTAAGATTCGTACTGCCATCAAGACCTTTTTCTCATTTTCTTTGAGCATAAAGGAGTCCCAGGTATCTATTTCGTGGTCCAGAGAACCCCAAAACTCAATCTCTGTACGCTTTGAAAGATATGTAGGTTCGCGAGAAACTAGATTCTCTTCCATCTGATTAAGAAGATCCTCCATGAAGACTTCTGTCTGGTTTCTCTTCTTTGTCTTCTTGACTTTGTGAATAAACCAGTTCTTGGTTACAACAGAAAAATAGGAGAAGGCCTTCGACCCTTTGCTTGGATCATACTTGTTTAATATTGTGGTTAGCCAAACCTTGCAGTCATCCTTCAGATAATCTATGTTTGGCAATGTAGTAAAACGATAAGTATAAATTATCTTATCAACCATCTGATCAAGGGCTGGCTGTATATATTCAACATATAATTTCCCCCTAAGTTCTCTGTCGTCTGTGGATGCATATTTTATTATGGCATTTTCGTGAACAGAAGTAAAATAATGGTTCTTTGTTGACTTTTTACGCGTCTTCTTCTTCTTCGGCGGCATCGAGTTCTTCCTCCATCTCGGCATCTAGAGAATATTCAAATATACCCCTAAATCGTTCCATTTCAGTACCGACATCTCTGGTTCTTTCCATCAGTTCTCGTATTATTGGTTCGCCATGATAGCTTTCCATACTATACATCGATTTCACAAAAACTTGAAAGGCTTTTGTGGTCAAGAACAGGTCAGCTAAATTTTCAGAAATAAAATAAAATTTCTTTAATAACTTAGCAACGTACCAAACTAATAGCAGGTTCACCGTGGCAGATATAATAAGCCATATGGTAATATTCATCTGCTCTAGCGTCCTTTATCTAGTGTCTTTTGTTGCTTTTTAAGATCTACGCGGGCTTCTTTAATGAAATCTTCGGTGATTTTGCCGACTTTATGCTTTTGTTTTGTAGCACGTGAAGTCGAAAAACTTGTCACCACCTTTAATAAGGTTTCCTTTTCATTACAAGCGGGGCACTCTGTTGCTGTTTCGTCTGAAAGATGTGATATGGTGCTCTCTTTTTTGCACGCAGTACAGCTATACTGGTACCGTGGCACCCTATTTCTTCTCTAGGGCAACCAAGCGCTCGTTAATATTGTTTAGGTGTGTTTCTAGTTCACGCGCTTGTGTGCGCAATGCACCTCGCACAATGCTTTCGACAATGTCTTTGACTGCACCGGGGCCCATTGTTTGCGGGGTAGTGGTAGTCGATTTAGTTGTCTTCTTTGTGGTTTTTCTGTTGGTAGTAGCCATTTTATTCCTCCTCCAAGGTAATTGGTTCTTCTTCTTCATCTTCATTGGTTTGCACGGTGACTCCCTCTAGGGAGACGATCGGTGGATTTGTTACCACCAGTTCAGACTGACTAGAATCGTCAACCTGAAAGTTCATCTCCATTAAGACAGGAACAATGTCACTTTGTTCCATTAAAGATTTCTGTAGCGCCATCATCAGAGCGCCGACTGCTTGATTAGATAATTTCATAATATTTTTCTCCTTATTATTCTTCCGAGACTGCTCTTCCTTTGAGCATCTCCCAGTCTTTTTCTGGTCTAACTTCAAGATTTTTCTCCCAGACTCCCTCTAAGACAGACGGGGTAATTTCATTCATTTTAGCAAAATAAACTAATGCATTTAAGTCTTTAGGAAAACAAGAGCCGCCAAAGCCGCTTTTACCGTCAGGGCCTGGGGTTGACAAGTGGGTAGCGCCGATCCGAGCATCATAGAGAGCGTATTCGACCACCTTATCGTAATCGACGCCGGCGCTGTCACAGATCTGTTTGAACTCATTGGCAAAACTTACCTTAGTAGCCAAGAAACAGTTGATAAAATATTTTACTGATTCAGCAGTTTTGGAACCCGTCTTAACAATGGGAGTTTTCTGGAATACTTTCCTGAACATATTCTTGATGGCAGTTGTTGCTGGTCTGGGGCCCCCAATAATAATTCTGTTCTGATTTTTATAATCATCGATGTAGTTTGCCTCCGTAAGAAACTCGGGGTTAAAGATAATATCAATATTTTTATGTGTACGATTTAATCTCTCGGTGGTTCCGGGAGGTACTGTCGACTTAATCACTGCAATATTGTCCAGATTAAGATCATTGATTTCTTGAATTACTTTTTCTAAGATTGAAAGATCACAGGAACCATTCCGCCGCATCGGTGTCGGAAGACAAGTAAACACAATTTTTGATTTCTTGCATACTTCTTCGATTGATGAACAGGTCGAGACGTCCTCTTTAAACTTGTCGTAAGTTTCTATTGTGAAGTGACCTTTCATCCCTTCACGGATCGCCGTGCCGACGAACCCTTGGCCTATTATTCCAATTACATCCTTACTCATCGTTCTGTCCCTCAAAATTAAAGCACCTTTCGATTCCTTCTGTGATTTTCGTAGAGGCCGTCCAGCCGTGGTTTCGAAGAGGCGTGGTGTTGGCCAACGTAATAGCCACTTCGCCCGGGCGAGCGGCAACATAATCAAATTCCACTGCGTGGTGCTTCTGCACTATGTCTCTTACTTCATTGAGGGAAATATTATCTCCCGTGCCCACATCGAAGACATCTCCAGCGAAGGCAGCATTATAATTCATACAATGAATATTGGCAGACACCACATCATCAACATGCACCATATCTCGGCGCTGTTCGCCGTCGCCAGTAATAAACGGTGTGATCCCTTCTAGGAGAGACTTGCGCCAATTGGCGATCGCGGTGGAATATGGTCCGTCTGCGCGCTGGTCTTCTGAATACACATTAAAGTACCGGAGACACACGGTGTCCAGGTTATATACTCCAGCATATATGCCACACTCTTTTTCAGTGATAAGCTTCTGTAGAGCATAAGGGTTAGTGGGGCCGTCGCCATTTCCCATCACAGATGATGATGAGGAATAGATAACCCTCTTGACGGACTTGTTCTTCCGTGCAAAGTTCAGGAGTACTGAGCCCGCCATCACATTGTTATGCATCGTCTCAACAGGCTTTTCTAGACAGAGGCCGATCCTTGGCCAGCAGGCCATATGGAAAATGTATTCGGGTTCAAAAGAAGCATAGTGCGGGTGAAAACCTCCATCGGTATCTTCAGCAAGACACGTGATTACATCCTGGGAAACATCGCTCGTTAGATCGATCCCCATAACTTCGTGGCCGAGTTCTTTCAATTTTGCATAAAGACGCGAACCAATGTATCCTTTATGCCCTGTTACTAAACATTTAGCCATTCTTAACCTGCTCTGCGATCCAAGCATAAGTCATCTCCATACCGACGCGGAGGGGCTGCTCATAATCCCAATCCAACTTCTCACGAATGAGGGCGTTGTCTGAGTTTCGGCCGCGTACGCCAACGGGGGTCGGGAAGCCGTATTTGTCTTCGAATCGTTGGCCATCAATATTATCGATTGACAGTGTTTTACCTGAAATGTCGATGGCCATCTCAGCGAACTTGTTGATCGCGATCATTTCTTCGGATCCAATGTTGACTGGGCCCGCAAATGTGGGATGGTCCATAAGGCGTCTGGTAGCCTCTATACACTCGTCAATGTAGAGAAAGGACCTCGTCTGTGCACCATCGCCCCAAACTTCAATCTCGTCGCCCTCAGAGGCCACAGCGACCTTCCTACAGAACGCGGCAGGGGCTTTCTCTCGGCCGCCGTCCCAGGTACCCAAGGGTCCGAAGATATTATGGTAGCGAGCGACGCGGACTGTGAGCCCATAGTTGCGTGCGAAAGCAAACCAGAGGCGCTCACTGAATAGTTTCTCCCAGCCATATTCTGAGTCGGGCTGTGCTGGGTATGCTGAATCTTCAACACAATTGGGGTTGTCGGGGTCGAGCTGGTTGTGCTCGGGATACATACACGCGGATGAGGAGTAGAAGATTCGATTGACGCCTTTGTGTACGCACTGCTCGGCGATGTTGAGGTTGATCATAGCTGAGTTATGCATGATGTCGGCATCATTCTCGCCGGTGAACACAAAACCAGCGCCACCCATATCGGCTGCGAACTGGTAGATCTCGTCTAGGTCGTCTGTTACCACCTGATCACAAATCACCGGATCTCGTAGATCGCCCTGTACAAACTCGTCTGCGATGGCTGTAACATCGAAATACTCATGGAGCTTCAGATCCACGCCTCGGACCCAATGGCCTTCTTCTTTTAATCTCTTTACCATTGCTCCGCCGATAAAGCCTCCGGCGCCGCATACTAATATTCTTTTCATTTGTTTTCTCCTAACAAACACACTGGTGGTGCTTCTAGTTTGTGTCGACTCATTATATGACGTTGTGAGTAAATTTTTAATACCTCAATTTGTCGATCGTCAAGATTTTCTTCGCTATTTCCATTTTCATCATAATGACTTAATGCCCATTCTAGTTCTTTATAGGAGGCGCCAATTTGATCTTCGTCGCTGCGGTCGTCCTCCCAGAGTCCGTCTGTGGGGACCGCCTCAATGATCTCGGTGCTGACACCTAGATGGAGTGCTAGCGTTCGCACTTCACTTTTTAGTAGATCCGCTATTGGACTCACATCAACGCCGCCGTCGCCATACTTAGTAAAAAAGCCAATCCCATAATCCTCCACCTTGTTTCCAGTACCGGCAACAAGCAAGTTGTGAGTATTTGCTACTGCGTATAACATCGCCATTCGTAGTCGCGAGCGTGAGTTTACCAACGCAAGGTCTGACTGCTCTACATCTAGATTCTTGTAGCATTCGTATACATCTGTTAGGTCCACTGTTAGCTTCTGTACGCCTGGGTGCCATTCTTGGAGCCACTCTATGTGATTGTTGGCTCGGGACACGTGTGACTCTGGTTGGTGTATGGGGAGAGTCACTGCATAGACCTTAAGATTTGTGAGTGCACAAAGTGTAGAGGTTAGGGCCGAGTCAATGCCGCCAGAGACACCAATCACATACCCCTCACATCCAGCATCTGCTGCTTTTTGCTGCAGCCACTCTACAATTCTCTTTTCTGTCTTTAGTACGTCCATATTCACTCCCACCTAAACCAATTATTTAATGGTATTTTGCTCAAATTTTTGTTTTGCGCGCCTTTCCAAGAGCGCCAGGGGCCATAGACGCCCACCTTTTCAGCGTTGCTTAAGACAGCGGCCCACCAGGATAGTGTACCATGCTCAAACAATATATTTTTGAAACTTCTAATAAATTCAAAATCTTCTCCAACTGAGCGCTGGGTGATCTGGGGACTATACGCCGCCAAGCCTTCAACCAGCTCATTGAAATATCTTACTGATTCCTCGATTGGCACTCTCTCACTCTGGGGTGTATTAACGTGAAACTTCATAGATTGAAGCTCGTCTTCTGTTACCGTCGACCATTTAGGCATATCTGTGACAATGTGGAGTTCTTCAAAATCAAATTTCTTAATTGCGTTGAGATAGTTCTCGATCCGTGGTTTGGAATGGAACTCATTTTTCATAAACAGACGGTCTCCGGTGCGCATATGTAGTACTAATGCATTGTCATCTCGGGTTGCCACAGCGGGAAACCAAGACTTTATGGTTTCGAGATTATTGAAGTAATATCTATAATCTTCGAAGTAACCACTCAACCTAATATTGTGTCGGTTATACGATTTGTCAAATGTTTTTATGAAATTACTTTCATTTACCTGATGAGTCGCGCCAGTCGATTGGGGTGCGTCATCGATAAATTGAACGCCCAGATTCTTTAGATCGGGGATCCCGTAGTAATCGGGTGTTGGGGCTAGCGCATATACTGGAAGTTTGTGATATTCTCCTAGCAGGCGTGCGGCCGCATATTGAAATATGTTATTTCCAAAGCCATTAGTTAATTGTGTTGTGATAAAGTTCGTCACTACTTCTTGTCTTCAAACTCGTATTCAAAGGCCTCTATATCTGCTTTGGCACGTTGTCGAACTAGTTCAACTAGCTCGGGAGTGTAATGAGCAGAATAGTGAGGCTGTGGGGTTCGGTCTTGCCCCTGGTGGTACCCAACGTGATTTAGATGCGGGAGGGTAACATCTGGCAGTCCCACTTTGTTGCATGCAGTTGCGAAGTCTTCCTCTACATTTTCGACGCGGCCGATGAAGTCCACCATAAGATTGCCCTGATTGTCTGATATATGTTCTATCTGATTTCGCATATGCCACTTATCGTGCTGGTATCTTCTGACCGGTCGATCGTATACGTCTCCGACTTGATGTACAAAGTCCTCGAAAGTGATCTCTCCGTCGACGCCTTTCCAGCCTCTGTCGGCCCAACCAGTGCGCTGACCGGTTCGCGTGAGCCAGTGCCAATTAGACACGTATCTAGACCAAGGGTTGCGGACAAAACAAAATTTAAACGTATTATCCCAGGCATAAGACCCAATGACGCTCTTCATAACTTCCGTTCTTGAAATCTCGAAGTTAAACATCTGAATCAGCGGGAGTGGCAAAACGGGCCTTTTCAAAAAAGAGGTGTTCTCTGTGACAAGACCGTTTTCTTGATGGGGTTCAAAAGCATCCATCATACTTGTGCCGGCGGCCTTGGGGACATGGACAAAGATACCTTTATACATTTTCTTTCCTCAGAAACAAAAGATCGCCTGCTGCAGCTTGTGAGGATAATTTCTCTACTGCTGCAAAACCCTTTGCTGTCATATATTCTATCGTCTCTTCGCGAGACATCGCATCGTCGTAATCAGCTTCGCCGTATTCTAACCATATAAGTTTTATGGTGCGAATTCTTTCTCCCATACCGTCTAGTACATCGCGCTCGGCGCCCTGGACATCGAGCCAGACAAAGTCGACTTCACCCACACTTTGTTCGTCAGCCCAATCATCATACCGGCGCGTCTGAACCGTAATGGTCTCGCCTAGTGTGAATTGGTATCCCTTCTTCAGTGAGGAAGATCCAGAATTATTCAGTTTTTCATTCTGATATGTCTCGCTGTCTATCCAGTCATACTTGTCGGGGGTAGCACTTTTCTGGTGTTCCTGGTAGCTCTGGAAGAACTCCGCTGTTCCGTTGGTGTCCGACAGTGCGATATCACATAGGATAGCTCTCGGATCAGTTACATATTTCTTAAACACCGCGAGGTTGCGGGGGTCTGGTTCAAAACAATATAAAGTAATATCGCTAAACGTTTCCAGGAAGCGCAGAGAGTCCTCGCCATAGTGGGCTCCAATCTCAAGCACCACCGGATTCTCTTTACCGATGATCTTCTTGAGCATCTCAAATTTAGATTTATAGTGTTTCATTACGCTCATTTGGTTTATACTCCTCCTCGGCGCTCGTACACAAACAGGTCGTTATAAAGAGCACCGACGGCATCGAGGACAGTTTGTGAGTCTGATATGACCACCTTGTAGCCACATCGAGCTAACAGTTCTGCAAATCTTAGTTGCTGTGATTCTTCGATCATTGTTGATTCTTCTTTGTATGTGACTGACTCATACCATATTGCATCGCGATGTCTAGAGGATGAGACGCGACCAAAGGCGACAGTTTTATCCCAAGAGTGGTTTGTTATGTGATCAGTTATTTGAAATCTTAAGTGCTTCTGATTCATACTGTCTGTGGCGCGGCTGATCTCTGCTGGTAAGTTTATATCTGATGCATATATTTCTAGTGCTCTGTTGTCTCTCGGGAAGCAGGGCCCTCCGTAACCAAAGCCGTAGCGTGTGAGTTTTTTTCCGACGCGTGAGTCGGCGCCAATGGCATCAAGTACTGTTTGGGGCCGGCCACCAGACTTCCTCACAATATCCCCGATCATATTTGTATAGGCGATCTTTGTTGTTAAGAAACAGTTAAGTGAAATTTTAGTTATCTCTGCTTCTGTTGGCGACATACGACATATGCGGGGCTCGTTGTCGGTCATCCGATCATATATCTTTTCCAGCAAGTCGCCAACTTCGGTACTCCCCTCACCAATCAGAACCATGTCTGGGTTTTCTTGATCGCGAATAATGGTGCCCTGAGCAATAAACTCCGGATTGTATGTGACTGTCCAGTTGTATTCCTCAAGTCTCTTCCCAAGTTCTTCACAATATCCCGGCATAGTTGTGCAGTTCATTACTAAATGTTTGGTTTCGTTTTGGGGACCCCGTTGCATCAAGTTGTCCACCAGCCCTTCAATCTGCGAATGATCATAGCGGCCATTCACGAGAGAGGGGGTCGCCACAATCACAAACACGATATTGGAGTGGGCAAGAGCTTTATCCAAATCTGTAGTGGCTTCGAAGTTCTTGCTCGCGGCAAGTCGGTTATTTACTCGCGCCTCCGAGCTATTAAAGGTTTTATTATTAATACTCTTAACGTAAGCCTCATTAATATCCACCCCAACGATACGGTATCCCGCTCGTTCAAGACTCAAGCTAAAGCAGAGTCCTAATTTTCCAATTCCTATAACACCAATATTATCCATTATTTTTTCTCCAAAATGTAAACGGACGGCAGCTTCGCCTGTGTCTCTAGTAAATCTTTAAAATGAAATGTTAAAAAGTGTTGTCGGCGTTGATCTAGCTGTTGATATGTCGAATTTCGCTGGCGCCAGTTGTCCTCTATATCCCTTTGAACCTGAGCACTCTTTTTGGGGGACAATCGTAACCACTTTGTTAGTTTCCGAACTGTCGTTTCCTCCCGTAGCTGCTCGTAACGTATGAAGACTATGGGGCATGGCCGGCTTGGGGAGGCAAACCAAGAGTCAAAAAATCTAGCAAAGGCGTCAAACTTACTCCACACCCTCCATAGTTGAGGGGTAGGCTCGGACGCCAAAAAAGGATTGTAGTAAAGTTCTGTTATAAGTTCCGGTTTTATTTCTAGGTGTTGCATAGCCAGGGCACGTGTGTCTTCTAGGAGCCAAGGGCCCGGGCGCTCTTGCATTTCGGGGATCTTTATATCATGATCGAACGTTCGGTAGTCGCTCTCGGTAGGCAACGGAATGTCTTCTTCCCAGTGGTGCAACTTGTATGTTTTCCGATTTAACGAAACAAATGAGTCACGGGGGTCTGCATAGATCACAATAGCCGTATCCCCAGGAGTGAGGGGCGATGTAGAATTTTGTACGGTTTCGTAGGAAGCATGAGTAGCCCCTTGAGGCACTACACCCGTATCGATGCCTACGTTTTCGAGAACACTTCTTAAAAATCGTGTCCCACAGGAGGTATAACTGAATATACGAGCTTTGCTGACATTATCCATTTAGTAACTCTTCCATATAATCCACCAATAGTTTTGCACGACTTTCCCACGTGTGCTTCTGGTGGAAATCATCGTGCGCAGTTTGAATTATTCTTTCCGACTCTTCCCAGTTGTTTAGATAATAGTAAAACTTTTCTAGGAAGTCGCTCAAGTCATCCTTGAACTCTACACAGTTTACACCATCTTGAAGATCATTTTTATACTCTTTTTTAATCTCGCTGCACAATAAGAGAGTTTTGGACATACCGATCTCGTAATAACGACCTGTTACTTCTTCAAATGGGGCCGGTGTGGCGAGCCACATTCTACATTGATGGATTTTACGAGCATACTCATCATAGCTTGGGATTCTGGGTGCTGTAGAGTCGGATCCATTTAAAAAGGTTGATACATCTTTTTGTTCCTTCAGGAGCTCCTGGAGTCTAGATCGGATATTAACTGTTTTAAAGGCACCTTCTGTATACAGTTTGTTGTCATGTAGGGCGCCGCTAAACCCTACGTCGTACAGCTTTTCTTCTTTGCGGTCGTAAAAGACAGCAGGGTCACTTGCCTGTGGAAGCAGCTTACACGGAATACCAGTTGCCTTTTCATATTCTTCGATTAGCGGGACAGATGTCACAATTTGGCTGAACCCATTCGTTTTCAAGAAGTTCAATTTCTCTTCTAGGAAGTTCTGAGGCTTGAAGAGGTACCCAGATGATGGGATTCCCACCTTATCTAAGCCAAAATTCTTTGCGAAGGCTGCTTCCTTAAGGGCAAACCAGCCCATACCAAAATATATAACATCCGGCTTCTCTGGGCACTTTCTCAAGGGCTCCAGAATCGATGTCATATTCTCATCCTTGTAGAGATAACACTCGGCTAGTTTACTAAACTGATCGAACAGATAGTTGTAGTGAAGATAGGTCTTACTTTTTGGTGAGTGGACTGCGGGGTCGATATAAAGTACCTTCACATCACCACCCAAAGTGCTCAAATTCTTGAGGAAATTTGCTACGTACGTTCTCGCGCAAGGGCTCCGTATAATAGGACTCTTTTTTGCTTCGATCGTAATTCCCCTCGTTAACGTGTATCTGGGTGTTTTCTATTTCTAATTTATTACAAACTTTGTTTAAATCATCATTGAAATTTTCAAATCTCCCTATAAAGTCAAAGAGGTTTATACCGTCAAGATGAGTTAAATAATACTGATCGATCGCTTCACAATAGAGGCCCTCGTTCTTTATCGTGTCTCTGTCGCCTACGTAATTTTCTATAAAGTCAACAAATTGTACCGATGTTGAAAGGGAATATTTACCATTAAGCTGCCGATCATAATTATAGAGAGAGGTTAATAGATCATATTTATTTCTCACAAATGTAAACTTGTAGTAGTCGTCCCACTCATCTAGGACTTGCATAAAGTAATCTTTTTTCTCTGCGATCGCTCTTCTTTTATCACTAAGGACTCTATCATTAAGGTTGTTATTTTCTAGCAGCTTCACGATAGAGGATCCACCGGTTTTAGCAATGTGAAAATATAGTACCTTTTTATCCATTGAAACCGTAAGGGGGGTCATCCAGTTCATCCCCAAACAATTCGGAGTCAAAAATCTATCAATCATCTTTGTTTTAAACGCGTTCATTACTAAAAGTCTTTTCTTCTGGTTTGCAAAAAATATAATCTATCTTGTGACATCTTTTACTCCTGGTGCGTAATCTTGAATATTCCTAAACATCCCTTGATCATAAAGGCCTTCTTCTACGGCTTTAAAGTTATGGATCTTCTCATTATAAATATATGAAAACAAAGTTATAATTTCATTATCTCCCCATCGATATTTATAGATTCCGCCTTCATCGTTGACGGCCGTAATCCATTTCTTCCACAGATCACTTTTAAACATGGCAGTTTTTAATACGTATGTATCACACCACTTGATGTAGTGATAAAGGCGACCGGCCGCTGGTTCTTTTAGGAGAGCCTGCATAACCTTAGATTTGGGAACTATATTGTGTGTTTCAATAAAGCTCTTGGTAAAATCCCATAATCCGGTACGAGTATCCAGGTGGCCCTGATGAGGGTGACCATCTTTAAGACGCTGCCCCACAAAGTAAGCGCCGAAAGAAGTATCTTGCTCACTCAATGTTTGGACGGGATCATAGGGGAGAGGGCTTATATAGCCCGCTTCATCATCATGAATGAGGGCATAATCATAGAGATGCATATCACTATTTTCATAGCCACACAAGTTGCTCTTAAAGTGACACATGTGCAAATAGCCCTTGCGTGCCTTAGAAAAACGGGTACGTGGATACCACAGATCAGTCCTGCTATAAAACATTTCTTCTTCATTTAAGAAAGAAGGGGTTTCATAGGGAACCGATCGAAAAATAATATTTTGATCATTGTGAGATCGGAGGCGTTCTTGAGTACTTGAGTCGTCATAGATATCATCAAAATAGTATACATATACAGGATAGTCATATTTATGATTGAATTTCTCCCATAGATTTTTGAGGGAATGTTCTATGCATTGTTGTCTAGAAGAGATATAATTTATACAGGCTTTCATTCTTTTTGTGGTACATATCCTGTGTATGACATCTTAATAACTCCAACAATGTTTTTGTATCATCTTAGCCATTTCTACAGCTTGACGATCTTTTATCTCTCGGGTTAGACCATTATCTCCCTCGAACTCGCGATGGTGATAAATCATCGCCGCGGGATTAAATTGATATTGAAATCCTTGGTGCGCAATTCGCGCTATAAACTCTTGTCCGCAGCCGCCATATCCCTCAAAACGTTCCGAAAACATGCCGCAACCGAGCCAGTCGCGACGATACATACAGGCGTTATTTTCAACAATTCGCTCTGCAATAGGGTGGGGATTATTGACTCCATATTTTAAAAGTGTGCGTTTCATTTTAGGGTGCAAAGAATCCTGGGGATCATAGGAGTTGCGATAGCCCCCAGTTAATACCTTTTCTTTTACGGCTTTTTTGTGAGCCTCTATAAACCCCGGTACGGGAAAACTATCGTCATCCAATATTACCACCACGGGTCGTGTAGTTTCAACAATTCCCATATTCCGAGCTTTGGCTAGACAGTATTTGTCGTGCTCAAAAGTGTCGATCCATTTAATTGAAAAGGGAGCCGAGTAGTCAGCGAGCATCTCTTTGGTATCATCAGTAGAGCCATCAATCGCGACGATGACTTCAAAATCCAAATCTGTTTGTGCTTTAAAAGAATCTAAATTTAGACGTAACACGTCGCTTCGGTTATAGGTGGTTATAACAACAGACAAAGACACTAGAGATACCTCTGAACAAAAGGCGCTGCATGCTGCAGGGCCAGTCTTTGTTCAATTGTAACAGCATAATGATCAGATTTTAAGTGATAGATACAAGATGTAGCATCGGGAAAAACCGCAGATACCACCTGTTCTGGTAGATGTTGTACCCTGCACTCTTCTTCCAAAATAGTTTTGGAAAGAGCTGGGCTTTCACAGTGTTTAAGATCAGTTGTCTCTTGTAAAAGAGTAATATTGGAGATCCATTTGTGTAAAAAGATCTTGGATGTTTCCACATTAATAGCACCAAAAAAAGATCCAATATGCTTAGAAAAACCTTCTCGCGCTCGGGAACATGCAACAATATCTGTCTCAGAGTCAATCAAGTGATCAAAACTTGCGACAAAAAGACAGTCCGAGTCAATCATTAGCGTGGGGCGCGCCGTTTCTTCCAAAGAATTTAATAAATATTTAGTTTTAGAATAAGTGTTATTTTTCCAACCCTCATCGTGGATTGCTCCAGAATAATAATTTTGGCCTGTCGCGACTACTAAAACTTTTGGGAAATATTCAAGGTATGCCCGGGTTGTCGCAGTTAACCCGGTATCATAAACAATGATATTTTCTACATTATTTAAATCTACATTTTCAAACAATGAGTTAATGAATAATTTTCCAAAAGGCGCATAGTCCTCATTCAATACTGTAAGAATATTATATTTCATCTTAGTATCTTCTCTAATTTTTCGCATGCGGCGTCTCGCATCAATCGCACCTCTTCAATTAATGCGTCGCCGTTTAAATGAAACCAATCTTCATGAGCAACGCCAATAACCTCCTTCTGGGATAAAAACTTACAGTTTAGCATCTTGGCTTCTACGGCTACGCGAGGGGTTGGCTCCGGATGCCCAGTTTGAAATACGAGGCCCTCATATTGGGCCAGAATAGTTAAGAATTCATGGTGGGTGGGCGCCCGAATTAGATCGTATGGAATTTTAGCCTTTTGACAATACGTTATAGTTTGGGCTGTTTTTTTTATCGGGTTAGATGATTCAATAATTGCAAAACGTGGGATCTTGGGTGTCGAATTCAGAGACTTTATTAAGTCTAAATCTGAATCACTCCACATACTGCAATTGATATTATCTATATTCGGTAGGCCCAGGTTCTTATCGAATATCTGTCGATGCATCTTACTCAAACACATAACGCTTTCAGCATTTTGATAGAATGTGAAATTGTATTTATGAGACTCGTTAGGAGCTATGAAACCGGGGTATACAATGGGGTTCCGATTCTTTAAGAATTTATAGTCGTGCTCGTAGATTAAATATTTACAGTGTTTGGCTATTAAAGCCTTGCAAACATTTCGAAGGCCCAGGAAATTACTGATGAACCAAGCCTTGTCGGTATTAGCGAGAATGTATTCGGGGGTCACCTTGAAAGAATTGATCCGGTCAGCAAGAAGACCCTTCGTCTCAAAATAATCGCTCACGACTTTATCGTGCAGCTCGGCGCCTCCCAGATGCTGGTCCGCAAAGAAATCTTGCAAGAATATAACTTCACTCATGATTCCTTGTCGCCTCTTTAGTTCTTTCTTGGCGAAGCGCTTCGATAGATTGGATTTTTCGTTCTGGTATTTTATATACGTGGTCCCCAACTTGAACTTCTTGGACTATGATATCCACACTGATACCTTGCCCCTCTTTGTCAGAAGTCTGGTACTCCATCCACCTTACTTTTGTGGGTGCGTTGTTCAGTCCGCGCATTTCCTCAAAATCCATCAGAGCTAAGCCTAGGCCCTGTGGGCGCTCAACCATAATATTCTGAATGTATCCCATTCCTTCGGCTCTATCGAGCGAACTGGGGGTTGGGCCATAATTCTTTTTACTTTCTTCTAGCTTATAGGTGTCTATCAGTTCGCGATATTCCGCATAAGGCTGATCTGTGTCTGCCCAAAATACTGTCTGCGGCCATATGGCCTTAAACAGATCTCCAAATCCGGTGTCCGAATTTATATCGTGAATACCGGCCACCTGGAAGCGCGGGTCGTCATAAAGTCGGTGACTGAGGACAACCGCGCCATCATTTTTTGGGCCATCGATAAACACACCAATTCTTTTAATCCGGGAAGGTAAGTTCTCTAATATAGTGGGCAATTTATTGAACACATCTCCTTTCATAAGCGTAACGTTTGCGTAAGGCGCCAGCCGCTTGGCAGCATACTCATAGCAATTATCGTAATGTGTAAAGGTGTCGAAACCTAGTATGGGAATCTCTGGGCACATTTGGGCGAACATTTCTGTCGATCCCCCATACGCGACGCCTGACTCAATGATTAGGTCAACCTCTTTATGCAGGAAGGCAGCTCCCATCGCAAATCCTTCACTGAACATCACGCCGCGGGGGGTGATATAGGTATCAGGGACATTTTTCTTAAACCGCTCCACATATAGGGAAAAGTCGATCATCTTTACAGTTCCGAAATTTTCTCAATCTTCTTCAGCCACTCAGCGACTTCCTCGTCGGGCTCTTCGTGAAGAAAAGAAACAAACTTCTCGTATAGAGTGTTCTCATCAAAATTGGCTAGAATCTCTTTCTTGAGATTGTCTGCTAGATTTCTGTGGTATTTCTGTTTTTCAGTTACGTCTCTGAGAGCACTCTTGTATGAGGCTTCCTTGGCGAACGCCCACATACTATCTTTCTCGATGACGCCCTTCCAGACAGCCGCGGCCTGCACGGGCGAAACATCATAGTTGACGCGCGCTACATGTGGAACAAGTTTGCCTTTCTTGTTTTTCTTGCAAATAAAGTCCATCTGACCACCCCAAGTAATAGTAACCAGCGGGAGACCATTGTAGGCCGCTTCGAATAGCGGAAGGCCGAAGCCTTCGCCGTGAGCTATGTTTACGAGGGCGAGCATCGTTGGGTGCTGGTACAGCCAAGTCAAGTTTCCTTCTGTCAGTTCGCCGTGCAACAAATAAATCTTACACTTGCGATCTTCGACTCCCCACGCTTTCGCTTCACTCAGAAGTCTCTTGAGTCGGTGCGAAGTAAATTCTCGATCCATAATCGAATCTGAGGCCATATTGGTTTTTAGGATCAAGCCTGCATCAGGATCGTCCTTAAACTCTTCGACAAACCAACGAATTGTGTTGTCTAGATTTTTGCGGGGGCCCCATTGGGATACTGCTAAGAAGTTTTTCGTGGTCTCAAATTCTATATCTAGAGGCTCGGGGTCTGTCTGTTTGACGGGATATCCCACAACGCCCACGGGCGCAGAGATCCCCCAGTTGGGAATTTGTTCACCAGTCTGCTGGTTTGTCACATTATATTTTGTGTTCTCAAAGACGTTCTTAGAATGTTCAGAGATAGTAATAATCTTATCTACAGTAGCATTTGATTTCTCGATCCACTTAGCGGACACTTTGGAACATTCAATTCCTGCTGTGTATCCTATGTTGATTGGAGCGATCTTCTCAAACTCTAATGGAATCGTAACCTGCAGAGATAGGTCGAATTGAGGGGATCCCTGGGCTGTCTGAGCATACGCGGATGTCTTGGCCATTGTTTCTTGGATCCATTGTGTCTCTTCGCCAGTATCCGTAATATGGCCGGTTCGGCCCCAAGGAATGTTTATAATAAATATCTCAAAAACATCGCTTCGTGAGCGTAGGGCCCGGAGAGCAAATCGTGTCTGCTCGCCATAGCCGGAGCGAGACATCGCGGGGCCTTTGACTAAAATCTTCTTTAACATTAAAAAGTCCTCATTTCATAAGAAGAGTAACCAGTTCGAGTCTCCCAAGACCCCTTCTCGTCGACGATCTTCTCAAATAGTTTATCCCAAGAATCAATGAACTGATCAAATCCAAAGTTTGTCGTTGCCCAGGTTCTACAGGCTGTACTCAGTTCTGCTCTGTCTTCTGGATTCATTTCATACATCTTCACCATTGCATCAAGAAAATCCTCTTTGGAAATTCTGTCTTCGTAGATGAATGGAACATCCTGGGATCCAATTATAGCCTTCGACGCGGGCTCAATGCCGACTCCGAAGAATCTCTCGCCATCTGTTACTTGATCTTGCAGGCCACCAGTCATTGTGGCCACAATCGGTGTACCACAAGACAATGATTCTAGTGCTGAGAGCCCAAAGCCTTCGGCGTCTGATATGTTGATTGTAAGGTCCGCCATATTATACATGGCAGCGAGATCCTCTTGGGAAACTTTCTGTTGAGAGAATAATACCTCTCCATTGGTTAGTCCCAATTCGTTTATTATTGCTTCAAGGTCTTGACCGTGGCCGTCTTTAATGTCGGTGTGCATTATGAGAACTGCCTTGTCGTGACCCACCTTGTCCAAGAAATCTTTAAACCACCAAATTAGGGTGCCAGACTGCTTGCGACGGGCATTTCTGCTGTTCCAAAAACAAACGTATTTATCATCTAGATTTTTTTCAATCCGGAAAGCCTTGATTGTGTCTGCCGGGAGAGGCGCAAAAACATCCTCCTTTACAGCGTGAGGAATATAAGAGCTATCTACCTCTGGTGTTATTGTCTGCACAATATCGTGAGTTAGCTTTGAAATACAAGCCACGTGATCGTTCGATAGATAGAAATTTCGATTGTAGGTGGGATACGGGTAGTTATCCCACACATGATAATAAACCATCGGGACTGAGGCCCGGATCTCATTCTCAATCTGCCACAACCAGCTGTAGAAGCGAGGATCAGTCATAAACCATACAATATCTGGTTTTTGCTGCTGAACCATTGCGCGCACCATATCTTGGGTACCGTATCCGTCGACTGGCCAAATGATCCAATCGTGCCCCCACTCTTCCGTGTGTTGCGGGTCATGCTTCTGGTGTTTAACAGCGCCACCAAAAGAAACAAACTGGTACTTCCCAGTCTTTAACATTCCTTCGATGATATACTTAGTTTGAGTCCCAACTCCCGAAGGCGAGAGTGGGTGATCACTGATCGTGAAAATCTTTATTTTATCCGACATATTGTGTCCTTAGGTGCAATGTTTGGTTTTGTATAATTTGCAACGGAAGGGCTTCGTGCAGCTCAACCGGTTCTTTATGCTAACCTTTTTAGAGATATTATAGATCGCTTGGTATAAAAGTTTAAGTGCATTCTCAATTTTCTTTGGGCCACTGGTGACCCTAAATATTTCTACTCGGTCTTTTTTTGCAGTTCTCTTCAGTAATGCAAAGTGGGTTTCCACGCTTTCAGGTGGAATATTGTGCTTCTGGCAAAAGAAGTGCTTGTATAGGGTCAACTGATATGTGACCAGTCTCTCCGCCTTTTTACGGCTGTCCCACCCCCAAGAACACGTCTTCCAATCAAACAAGTGATAGGTATCTCCCACCTTCACAACTGCATCCACAAATCCCTTAAACTTTATATTAAAATCTTCAATTGGGACATAAAGCATTTCCTCAGAGGAAAATACTTCATACTCACCAAAATAATCTGATAGGGTCTCGTCGATCTCAGCTAGAATTGCGGGCCCTGCGACTCGCATATCCTTAATATTTGTTTCATTAACAGAAATATTCTTTTCTGCCAATTCGTCTAGGAGCTTGTTAAATCCAATTTGGAAAACTTCCTGTTCGTCGATGTCTTCCTTGAGAAGCTTCTTTTCACATACATCGTGAATTGCTGATCCAAAGGCGGTATATTCGTTCCCCTCGAAGGGGGCTACTTTTTCAATCCACGACTTTTTATGGTAATGAGGGCACATTGACCAATCTTTAAGTTCGGAAAATGAAATGTGTTCTTTTCTAGGTGTTGTCATTTAAAATTTCTACTATCTTCTCATAGAGTACAGGACTTATTATACGCACTCTGCCAGGATTGTCAAGGTAATATTTCTCAAATCCGTTTGCATAGTACTCTTGTATGGATGTGGCGGCATATGGAGACGCAAACAATCCCATCGTCAAACTTAGCAGTGTTGGATATCCAACCTCGTCAGCCAAGAAGTGATCAAACTTTTCAGTATACTCGGTAAAATCAAACAGCCTCTCTGAAACATCATATCCCTTTGCTTTAAGAATCTGATACAAGGTGGCGCGTTTCCCTTTGAACTCCTGAATGAGGTCGTCAGTATAAATATAACTGCCATAGGTCACTTCAAGAGAGTGAGCAAGTTCGTGAACAAAGTTCTCCAACATATCAAAAGTTGTTGGTTCTGTGCTACTCATATATATGGCACCATTAGAATACAGAGCATTCCTCCCATTTAGTTCCGGAATTTCCCCAACATACACGACGTCTAAATTGCTACACAATTCCTGCGGGATTCTTTCTTCGACTTCGGTGCAAAACTGCGGGATATCTACTACGGGTGGCGTGTTCCCTATCAAAAATAGGGGTATATTATAAATGTAGTATTCCATTATCCCGGTCTATCAGTAGAGTTTCCCGGGGCGTTCTCGACATCCGTCAATGCCTGCTCATAGCCCCGAAGAAAGTTCTCTTCGGCGATTGCCATTAGAAATTCGGGGAATTCCGCGGCAAAGACCTGTACGGCCATATCGACAGTAACGATTTCATCTTCTGCTTGTAGGCAGTTGCCGATGTAATCAACCACCAATTCCTTTAGACCCGTCTGGGCTTCTACAGGGTTTTGTAGATCTTCATTCTCAGTTTCCATTTTTCTTTTCTTTCTATAGATATTCAGCGGCATACGAGGCGACGCGGGAGCGCTCACCCTTATTGAGAGTTACGTGCGCAGCCAGCTCGAAGTTCTTAAACTTTTCAACAGCATGCGTAAGACCGTTTGTGGTCGAGTTGACATAGATATTATCAATTTGTTCTACATCTCCGATTAACACGATCTTCGTTCCTTCGCCTATTCTCGTAATAATTGTCTTAATCTCGTGCATACTCAAGTTTTGGCATTCGTCAATAATGATAAATGCGTTTGCTATTGAGCGTCCACGAATATAAGTCAATGCTTCTATCTCTATTGTACCAGCTTCTAGGTACATGTCAAGGGTAACTTTGTCATTTCCCATTAAAAACTGTAAGTTGTCCTGGATGGGCATTAACCAGGGGCTCATCTTCTCGTTGATCTCGCCGGGGAGAAAGCCAATCTCTTTGCCGAGGGGCTGGACTGGCCGAGAAACGATGATCCTGGAGTATTCTGCTTTGTTTTTATCTAGCGTCTGTTCAAGGGCCGCGGCGAGCGCAACGACTGTCTTACCTGAACCGGCTTTTCCAATCGCTGTGATAATCTCAATCTGAGGATTCATTAGAGCATCTAGCAAAAAGCACTGCTCTTTGTTTCTTGGCTTGATTCCCCAAATTCCCTTCTTCGGGGTGCGCAGATGTCGGAGAGGTGTTACTGCGTTTACGAATCTACCAAGGGCCGTCTTTTTCTCGTTTGCGTTCGAGACCAACATTACATACTGGTTTAGGATAAGGTCAGCATTTTCTAAATATACTTCTTTTTTCTCATAGAATCGATCTACGATCTGATCATCTACCAAAACAGCTGAGTATCCCGAATAGATATTATCACTATTGTCGACAACTTGGTTATTCTGAAAGTCTTCCGATAGGAGCCCAATCGCGTCGGCGATGACTCTCATATTAACATCACGCGAAACGAGGATCACTTTTTTGTCGGATTCGTTTTGTAATTTGAATGCGGTAGCTATAATCAGGTGATCCGGAATCTTAATATCCAGATCGTTAGGAAGGTCGCTCGGGGATATATCGCCGGCGGACATTGATCTTATCATCCCCAAGCCTTTGCCAATACGCACACCTTTATGAATTGAGCCCTTTTGTCTTAGATCATCCCATAAACGAATAATCTTGCGGGCTTGGGCACCGACAGCATCTTGACGCTTTTTGTGTTTGTCGACTTCCTCAAAAACTTTTAATGGAACTAAAATGTCGTGGTTTTTAAAAGCGTAAATGCAATCAGCATTCGTCAGATATACACTGGTATCTAAAACATATAATTTTTTACGACTCATCGGACACTCTTTCTGTTATTATAATTAGAAGTGAAGAAGTTTATTCTCCTCACTTAGGCTTTTTGGAAGTTAGGACCTCAACATAAGTTGGTTCCGGAAGATCTGGATCATTACAGTCAGTGCGCGTCACCATTCCTGACGCCTCAACAAGGTCTGATGAACTTTGAATCTTGCCGCCGCCGACGTTCCACAGCAATTTTACCCCAAGTTCTTTACAGACGTCCATTTCTGGCGTGTTTTCTGTCTTGCGGTCTCCTCCGTTGGCGAAGTAGGTTGGCTTTAGGCGCCTGATTGCCTCACAAACTGTCCCATCAGTGTCGTCGACGCGTTCGACACTTGTGACACCGCGGACTGCTGCCAACAATTCGGCGCGTTCTTCCCACGGCATAAATATATAACCCTTCTTGCGCATAAGCCAGTCATCGCTATTGGCGACGACGATAACATTGCCGACTGTGGCTGCCTCGAGGATCATACGAATATGGCCTATGTGTGCGGGATCAAACCCGCCAGAAACTAATACCGTTATTTCTTCGCTCATACTCTTATCTCCCTCAATCTTTGTTGGCTGCGGCGTACCGCATCAACACTAAGTATACAGGATATTTTGAAAATGTACAACAAATATGTCGCCATATTTGGAGCGGGTGATGAGATTTGAACTCACGACCTCCGCGTTGGCAACGCGATGCTCTACCGCTGAGCTACACCCGCATTTTTGGTGCCGGCACCATGAATCGAACACGGGACATCTTCATTACAAGTGAAGTGCTCTACCAACTGAGCTATACCGGCGTTGTTTTTATCCACAATATTTTATATGGCAAGAAGTTCTCTGGTGAGGTGACCCGGACGGCCTTATAGCGATCGTACTTAAGCCACGGCATACTCTCAGCCTCGATTGTCATATCTAGTACTAATTCGCTTTGAAGGTTCGGATAATAGAAGTTATACTCTCCTGTTATCGACCCATAACATACGGTGCCTTTGGAAATTATCATATTACTATTCTATATCTTATTTCTTAGAATGTCAAGAACTATTTCTTTTATCCAATGCTTTCTGCTTTTCTTTATCGCTTAGTTCCCGGGCGATCTCTTGTTTCGCGATCTGCTGGGCCTGAGTATATCGGACAATTACATACAGTCCATTCCAGGATCCTGATATTTTTCTTCTTACCAGATGGGCTTCGCTCTTATTGGCGGCATCAATATATAAGGTTTTCCCTAAGGTGCCGCGTTTTATCTCATAAGTATAGAGAGCGCCAAACTCTATGGCGACCTTAAGGATCAGTTCCTGGTCGCTAAAAACTGTCATATTAATTCTTCTTTCTACGTGTTTTTTTCTTTCCATAATATCATGTTGTCGAGTTGCCAGAAGACTATTCTGCCAGATTCTACTATTTGTATTTTACAGACTGTTATAGCTTTATTAAGTACTAAGCCAACAAATCTTCTGGGGATAGAGGAATGCAAGAAGCTTGTAGGGTTTAGGCAGACCACCAGATCACCTACTGATGGTTGTTTTTCAGTCCGTTGGTGTCCCAACCGCCCATTTCCCATTTTTGATTCATTAAATGATCGATTTTGTTAAAGTGAAGAAATCCGAGCGCGTGACCTAGTTCGTGCTCTAGAACAGTTTCTCTAATATCTGGACGCATATATATGACTGCCCAATCTATCTTATTTGTGAGGTTGTCGACAAAAAAATGAGTTTGAGCAAGTGCAGTATTTTCCAGCTTCACTCCCTTGGTTACAATGTGTACTAAAATATATCCTAATGGCTTTTCTTTTGTACACATATCTTGTGAGCTTCTTTTATACGTTGTGCTCTTGAATTTATGACCCAATCTCTCCCAAAACTTTACGGCACTATTGACTTGTATTTCACTCACAGGGGCGTGAGCACAGATTACGAGCCTAGGAGGGTGCTTCCACGTAGCTACCTGAGGTGGTGCGTCTTGAATTGTAGGCACTCTGCGGTAATTTGCCACTAGGGTATCCGCCTGGGCCGGCGAGGATATTTTCGGGATTGCCCAAGACAGGAGCAAAACATAAACCACTACAGATAAGAGGGCTTTAGCATATATATTCATATACTATTTAGTCAAAGTGTCCTGTTTTGTAATAAACTCTTCCTTCGACGCGGGGG